GTAGAAGATACCTTCAGAACCAATGTAACCTGCAGTAGCAGCACCTGAAGAAGATGCAGCCGGAACAGCTTCAATCATTGAAGTCTCTAAGTAATCTTCAAAACGTAAACGAGTCTCGTGCTCAGACTTTAAATACCAAAGGTATCCTGTAGCACCATTCTCAGTTGTAACTTCTACCCATCCGATTTGAGCCATATCAGAACCGTTAACCGCATACTTATCTTTGATGATAATAGGGTTGTTAGAGTAGATGTCATCTTCTGATTCTAATGAACCAACCATTCCGTTAGTTCCTTTCTTGAACTCAGAACCGTAAATGAATACAGTACATTGAGTAGAAACTGCGAATGCTTGACCTGCAGTCTCATAGAAAGCTACTGTGAAAGTAGTTGCTGAAGGAACTGCTGTTACGATAGCCTTGTTGTAAACACCTGAAGTGTTGTTTTGAATCATCAAAGTTTGTCCAACACGGATAGCGATGTAAGTCACGCCTGAATCAGCTACAGTGAAAGTTGCTGTTGAAGCACCTGCTGCTGCTGCTGAAGTACAGTTTGTGTACTTAATGTGTAAACGTCCTTGCTCAGCCCATTTGATTTGGTCAGAGTTAGACGGCATCTCTGCTCCTACCATACGTAGGAAAGATGCGATTGTTCTATTACCATAACGCTCAAATTCTTTCTCGTATGTATCAGGAAGATACTGATTCAAGAAGTTGAAGTTGGTAATGTAGTTTGTCTGCAAAGCCACCTGCTCAGCACTTGGCTGTAATTGGTAGGTAGGGTTGCTTAAAAGTGCATTTGCCATTTTTAATTAGTTTTAAATTTTTTATACTCGTTTTATACTGCGAATTTTCAGGTTTCGTCCTGAATCAGGGTTTATCGCTTTCACCTGCATTCCATCTGTTGATTTGCCAACTTCAGGGGCTTTACGCTCCGACATATTGATGTTCTTGATTTTACGAGTAACATCATCGGTGGCATCAGCTAATCCTTGTTCATAAAAGAACTTGGCAAACTTATCAGGATGCATTGCTATCGACAAGGACCTATGATAGCCTGCTGCGTCTTTCATCAAACCTTGGTCATCCAAGAACTTATTGATAAAGTTCTGTGGAGTTGCTTGGTTCTTTTTCAACTCATTGGCGTCTCCCGGAGCAAACGTGAACTTCTTGTCATTAACACTAAACTCAAAACCTTTGAACTCATTGCTAAAAACATCATTCGTCTTTTGGTCAAACCATTGACGTTTACGAGTGTTCTCCTCTTCTATGGTCTTTGCCTGTTGGGTATATTGCTTATAGCTTTCGTATATTTCCTTTTCTCCATCGGGGATAAATGCCGTACTTGACTCAAGGGGCATTTTGTATTTCTCCTTCTGAGAATTAAAATATTTCTTGGCTTCAGCAAGAACTTTCTTTTTTGCGATTTTTGCTTTCTTTACGGTTGACTCATCATCCAACTCCTCGTCAAATTTGTAGTCATCCATCAAAGCCTCGATGTCATCACTATCGAGACCCTCCTGCGTAGCAGTTAGGTATTCTTTAAGAAGTGCATCAGGATTCATTGTATCAAAGTCCTTCTTTAATTTAAGGAAGTCTTCGAAACCACGCCCTGTCTCTTTCTTGTATTTCATATAAGCAGCTACATCTTCAGGAAGAGCCTCATTGTTTTCACGTTCGGCTACTAAATCATCTAATGAGTTAATCTGCTTATTATATCTCTTACCAATATATGAAAGAACGTCTTCATCTTTTAAATCAATTGCTGCAGGTGCAGGGTCTTGATTATCATTATTCGGTTCCGGGTCATTCGCTTTTGGCTCAGGGTCCGGATTGTTATCTTGAGTTAACGATTGCTCGTGCTTATCAAGTAATTCTTTTTCTACTTCTTGAACACTCTTCGGTTCAATTATGTCTAATGCTCTAACTTTAAATTCCATTTGATTTGATTTTATTTATACAAACTTATACAAAAATTTTGACATTTTTAACGAGGCTCAAATTCCGCTAAGTCAAACCCATCCAAACTATCCTCGTTTGATTCAAAACTCATTGGAGGAAGATTGTTCTTTCTTTGATTAATTAACTTAGATTGCTCGGTGTTTTGCTGACTAATTCTTTTCGCTTTTGCGTCTTCTTTCATCTGCTCTCTTGAAGTTAAATCGCTCATCTCCATACCACGTAACTGCATATTGTACTCAAACTCCTCACGCATCAACTGAGACTTAAGCATTGCTTCGTTCTCAGAACGCTGCATATCAAAAGCTACCTCAGCTTGCTTAACCTGCATCTTAGACCTTGTCTCCAACTCAATTTTTTGTAGTGCGGTTTGAGAAGCCATCTGCTGAGCCTGCAATGCCTGCTGAGCAATCATTGCTTGTTTCTGCATAGCCATCTTCTCCTCACGCTCTTGAGTCTTAATACGCTTCATCTTCAGTAATTGGTTCGCAAGTTTAATGTTGCGAATCTCACGGATGTCAATAGCGTCTTCAAGATTAATATCACCTTTAGATAATGCCATCTGAATGTTCTGCTCAAGCTGTGCTTTTTGCTCTTCATCAGGAGAAATCTCAATAAAAATACCAAAGTCATAGATATACAACTCCTTAATCTCATCTAAGATTGACACGTTGTATTTACCAATTTGGTTTGCAAACTCATCTTTAAAGTCAGAATACTGAAGAATATCACCTACTCTATAAGTAAGAGCCTCAGCTAATGAACGATAAATGTACAAAGAACCATCAAGGATATGTCTTGTAGCTGTATTAGAGTTTAATGCAGCCAACTTTTGTAGACCAACTAATGCATTTGGGTCAGGAGTAGAACCATCACGTGCCTCGTTAAGACCGGTCACTGACCTAATCATATCAATGTAGTGGTTCATATTTGTAATCAACATCTGCGTTTTAGCTGCACCTGAGTTAGATGTAAGCTGAGTGATAGGCACTCTTGCATTGTTGAAGTCACCATCTTGAGTAAAGCTACGTCCAATTACACTACCTGTTTGGAAGTATAACCTAAGTGCATCCTCAGGATTGTATGCGTTACCTGTACCTAAGTCAATCTCATTTAAACCATCAGCATCAATGAAGACACCATCAGGTACTGTACGAGCAATAACTTGTTGTAGTTTTAAGTGCGTGATTTGAATCAAGTCAGCAAATGGTATCATCCTTCTGCATAATGACTCAATAACACCTTTGTACATACGAGGTGCACAAGCAACATAGTTTGGTAATGCGTGTTGAGACGCTGACTTAGGGCGAACCATATTCTCAGACATCTTCCATTGGATTAAGATATTGGTACCCATTACCATAATACCTTCATACCATACGTCAATGGTTTTCTCAATCTTCTCGAAGTTACCTTCCTCCATCATTTCAGCAGGAGGATTAAATGTTTCGTCTTTCTCAATTACTCGAGAACCACCACCTTCAAGTTTCTTCTTTTTATAAATAACTTTCTTTGTCGTCTTGTAGTTGAAATACATCAACGTGCAAGTATCACGATAGAACAAACTGTTCTCGTAAAACTGTGCTACGTTATAGTAATCATACCAAGCCTGACTATATTGTGTAATTTCTTGTAAATCTTCTTTAGTTAAAGATTGGTCAATCTTCATCAGTTCCGTAATTGGAACAGTCTTAATCTCTCCCCAATAAAAACAATCTTTAAAGAATGGGTCTTCAGTATAACTGTAGACAATGTTGGCAGGGTCAACGTAAGAAATTTTAACACCTGTCCCTTGTAAAAACTCGTGCTTAGCTACACCAATACCAATAACGGTAACGTCATAGTCTAATCTTTTTCTAATATCATCATAATGATTCTCATCAAATATTGTGTTGATTGCTTCTTCTTCTGCTATCTCAATTGCAGGCTTATAATTAAGCTGCATATATAATGATAACTCTTCATCAGTTTCAGGAAGAGCATCAGGGTCCATCATAAATGTATCAACACCTGTCTTGTCTTTAATAGTGCTCAGAATATCTTTTGATACCATCTGAGCCTCAATCATATCTTGATACTTACTTCTTTTTGCTTGAGACATTGCATCTTGTGCATACGTCTTTACTTTAAATAGTCTATCAGACATTCCGTTTACAACGATGTCAATAAACTTAGGAAGGATAGGAACCGGAGTCCAATCCAAATTTAGATAAGACAAATCACCATCAATGGCTAATTCATTCTTGTATTTACTAATTGGTTGTTCACCACGAGCGTATAGTCTTAGTCTGCGGAAATCCTTCCATTGACCATAGTATCTACACGAGTTACCATCTTTACGGAACCACTCATATTGGATGGCTTGCCCAACTTGCAAACCAAATGCATCAGACGCCTTCTCTGCATCAGTTACTAACTGACTTGGGAATGATGTGGTGTTTATGTTGATTGTTACATTTTTCATCTAATCAATTGACTTGTTGTTCCTTCGTTTTTATATTTAGCGAAGTTAATAATTAATTTCGATTCTTTTTTCTCCGGCACATACAGATGCTTTTGATTAGCCATAATGCACAATCCTGAACTAATAGAGGCATCAAATTTCGTTCTATCGTTGATGTCAAATTTAGCCCAATCCTCAAGTGTCCTTGTGAATGGCATTGTCCCCATCTCTTCGGGGTCTCTATATTTAGCCTCTAAATCTAATCCTACAAACTTTTCGATGTAAGACTCAATTGCGGAGGCGTGTGCTTGCTTTACGTCTTCTGATGAGTTTGGAATACCACCAAGTTCACGCTCAGTCTTTGTTAACTTAGCCATTTGCTTATCCGGTCTATTGATAGAGAAACCTCGGTATCCTCTATTTTTTATATGGTATAAAAGTCTTGGCTTATTATTCTCCACTAAGATAGGCATTCCATAGAATATACAAGCCATAAGCACTTCTTCAAAGAATATTTCTGCCGTTTGTGGACGAGCAATATACTCCAAGAAAAATTGATTGGTTGGTGCGTCATCCATATGAAACTTAGTCATACCGTGCAATGCACCATTAGACCCACGTCCCCCAACTACTGCTGAGATGTCATACGAGTCACAACCAAAAGACCCAAGATGCTCGTTGCCCGGATATTTTATTCCATTACGTATGTGAATATTATTCTGCATATGCTTGGGCGGTGCCCAAGAAATATTAAACCTACCTCTTGAGTCAGGCGTCCAAATAACTTGCGTATCCTTTATGCCATCCTTCCACGAGAATGACCCACGAGTAAGGTAATGTTCCTTAATCATTGAGTCGTTATAGTCAATCTGCTGATAAATCTTTGTAAGGTTAAATAACGCTTGCTTGCTCTCATCACGGAATGCGTGAGACTGCGTTCTTGGGAACTGACGATAAAACTCGTTCAATGCATCGGCATCACTTTTTAGTGACTCAACCTCCGCTTCCCAATAGTCAATGGCTCCATTCTTAATCCAATTGCCATCAACTCCCATAATGGGGTCAACCGGCTTACGGAATACAGGATGACCATACCTATCAATGAATCCTTCCATATTCCACTCCATCGGAATAAATATGGCGTATAAACCACTTTTAGTCTGCCCATTAGCGTTACGATTCTTCACATTGGAATCCTCGTAAATATCTTTATAGTTTTGCCCCCCTTTGCTAAGTGCATTTGAAGTAGAACCCATCATACACTTGCCGATAATTTTACTACCCAAGCGAAGACAGGTTTTTGTTACACGCCAATTCTCCTTGATGTTTACAGGCTTAGTCCACTTAGCAGACTCATCGTGAGCCAAGAAAAGCAGCTTCTCTCCATCATAACTATTGTCCTCTGTATTCTTCCAATCTATTGATGTATCAAGTCCATCGACATCATTGTCGTCAGTCTCGTACATATTCTTCTTGGTAATCTTTGCTGCCGGAACTCTATATGCCAACTCAGTCTTTGGCTTATCCATACCATCCATCACAGGCTTGAAAAAGAATGGAAGGCGGCTATTGATAGGAACAACCTTGTCGGTGAACATCTTTTTAGCATCGGCACCCGTCTTAGACAAGATACCTATACGTGCGTCACGTGCGAGTGTACCTACGTTAACGCACTCAGATGATGACATAAACGAGAATCCCGAACGTCTAATCTTAAGATATATCATACCAAATGACCTCGGGTCTGCACGACAGGCTTCCCAAAATATCCAATAGATTCTATTAGCTTCTCTAAAGTCAGGATAACCAATGTCAATACTTGACCACTGCAAATACATATAATGCGAGCCGGTAATATAGGTCTTTACTCCTTTATTCATAAACCAAAAGCCTTGCTCTCTATGGTCAAACTCCTGCTCGATATAATCTACCCAACGGTCTTTAAATTCTTTTGGCTTTTCATTCCACTGAAATATGGATTGTATTTTGGCTAACTCACGGGGAAGTTCTTGACGCTCCCAATATTGTTCAGCGTTAGCGGAGTGTCTTTGAAGACACTTTTCAGGCGTTAATGGAAGAGCAATGCGTAATCCCTCTATCTCATATATCTGACCTATTTGCCCGGTCTTTGAAATAACAATAACATCGTATTGGTCGTTATAGCCATATAGCCACGACTTCACTCTATTCTTGTTAGAGATGACAGCCGGTGGGATATAATCCTTTAACACCCTGCATAAGCTATTGTTTTGACCTTCGTTCTGCAAATCCTTGTTTTGTATCTGTTTTACTTACTCCACGTTCTGCGGAGTCTAAGTTTTCTTTCTCCAATTCTATTCTACTTAAAATCTCAAATGCATCAAAGATGGCTAACTTCTTAGCCGCTGCTGCATTCTTCATTTTATCTGCAGACACATCTGTGTCTGACTCGGTATCAATAATATCCTCTTCAGCTACTTTCACAAGATGGTTGACAGCTTTATATCCGGCTTCAATAATGCGTAGTTTTATTTCTTTAGTGTCTCTCATTATTTTAGCTTTAAAAATATAACTTGAACCAATCTTGCTGTTTGTCCTTCTCCAAAGTTCTTAAATAAATTCCTCGAGTGCGGAGCGTTTGAGTCAAACGCTATCATACGATTGAATTTAGAGTACATCGTTAAGAGTGGCTTCTTGTCTTGGTCATAAATGGTTGTGCCATCATCCTCAGGAGCCTGCTCGTTTAGATATAAAAGACAGGTAATATCACCCATCATTTCATCAGTATGTACAAAATTCGGTTCTTCTTGGTTCAATGGTGACTTACGAACAAAGTTTAAATCTACTTTGTAACCAAAAAATAGTTCACTGACGTATTTTGCAAACTCATCGTTCTTGTCTCGTGGCTGAATGTTTTTGAAAGTGTATTCACCATCTGCCACGTCTTGAAACCCGTGCAAGTGTATATCTGATACATAAGATAATGGGTCTTTAATAATGTTGTCGAATGTAATTAGATTCATAATTTCATTGTTATTTGGTGGTCATACATCCTATATAACTTCTCGTCATCTACCGTAAACTCGTATTCGCTATCAGGGCTAAAGCATACCATATCTCCTGCCTTTATACCACGCTCAAGTAAATACTCGTTAGGGTATTTCATTATACCAATAAGAGGCTCGTTGGTAAATGGTTTCTTGATATAGCTTTCTGTAGCCGGAACAGGTTTGACAAAGCAGAACCTATCATAAGCGTTCCACGTGGAGTCTTGTTTATACATAAAGAATTGCTCAGTCTCAATAAAGAATAAGTCGTCTTTAAAAAAAGACTTACCACTCTTTTGCCTACCCCTCATATCGTTGTAAAACTTGAATACGTTATGGTGCACAAGTAAAGTGTCACCTTCTTTGATGGGACCTTTGTAACCCAATGGAAGTTCTACGACCTCTGCAAATCGGTTAGAGAACTTATGGTCCTCCTCAGAAGTGCTGACAATAAAGTCAACGCCTCCTATCTCTTTTGTGTTATCGTACCTTCTTCCATTCACAGGTTTTGCTATGAAATAGAATGGAGACCTCATTAAAAGTTGATGTTATATTCAATGGAAATTGGAATGGTGGAGGTAAACTCTTTCCAAAGTAATACCTCCGCCTTCTCGTTTATAATGTATATCTTGATAGACTGCTTGTCTGAATCAAGTTTTATAAGATGAATTTCGTTCGTATCACCAAGGACTTTCTGCCCTACAATATAGTGCATAGCACCGCCTTTGTAGTCGGGTCCTATTGATATTTTACGAATGTCCATTATAGTTCTTCTTCTTCCTCCTTAATAAATGTGATTCCGATAGTCCAATCTTCAAGGAACGTAAATATCTCAAGACCCTGAGGATTTACAACTTCAATTGGCTTAAAGTCAAATTCCTTTTCAGTTAACTCCTGAATATCTTTTGCTAATTTCTTTGCTCCTTCCTTATTGAATTTATATTCTCCTTTTTCATCAACTACAAGGATTCCTTTTTCATCAACAGCCGCATTATCCAATCGTAACTCATCACGTTGCTTGTTATAGTCTTCGTGGTGATGCTTTACTTTTTCATACAATTTGAATAGCTTCTTTTGAATTTTAGTCTCTTGAGTGCCAATAACTTTGTCAATAGAGTTGACCAAAATGTTAAGGTCTTTGTACTTTTTTTTGTTTTCCATTTGATTTGATTTATTTAATGTAAAAGTAATGAAAAAATATTGAACTACGCAGTAGGTTGTTGAACATTTTGTGTTGGAGGAGTTGGAGTTGGCACATCACCGGTTATTGTAACCTTTAATTGACCTGCTACCCATTCCCAAGCATAAGAGTCATCACTGCTCCATAATACATAATCTGCTCCAATCATAAGAAGAGAGCCTGTATTTAATTGAAGACCGGTATCATTTTGTAATACAAAGGCAAAAGTTGCACTTGTTCCCAATGTAACATTAGTTGCATAAGTGTTTAATACGGTAGCATCAATTTCTTGACCTTGGTACCAAATTGGTTGTGGTTCGATTGTTTTCATTTTATTTTGTTTTTAAGTTTTAATAATTTTTATACAGGGCAAACAGGTGGAGTGACATTATTAGCAGTTAAATAAACACCAACATATATAGGAGTTGGACTTGGAGTGTAATCTACATAATCACCTACTGTTATTGGTCCGCTATAAAATAATTCACCTCCATAAAAATCACAAACTCTATACTTTATCGTATTACCTGAACCTGACACCCAAGACCCCCTTATTGTATAAGGTAATTCAGCATAAGGAATAGATACTGTTCCAAATTGGGGAGAACCTGCAGTTGAATTAACGTTAACTAATTGCTCTCCCAATACATTTAAAATTGTAAGATTTCCTCCTGACTGAGCACCAACACTCCAATCAATTGTAGCTGAAGATGTACTGCTACAAGTTCCAACTGAATCTATAACATAACCTGCCCCTGTTCCGTCCCAATTTGCAAAAGTTACATATTCACCACCTATTTTAAAGTATTTATCTGTTTGGTTTGATGCACTTGCAAAAATCTGATATGTTCCGCACACATCTTGATATAATGCTGTTCCTACTCCTATACTACTTGAACTTGAGTAAACTGTTATTGAACTTGTTGTAGCAGAACAAGCTGCAGTACTTGTTGAAAATCCTAAATAATAATCTCCGGTTGATTCTATATAAAGTGTATAAGCATAAGGTAGTTCAGTACAAGTGGTCAAATCTATTTTTGTAACCAACTGATTGACTAACTTATAATCAATTGGATTTATATAGACATAAAACTCAGCCTCAGTTCTTGTAATCTGTTTATTATCGGCAGGTATGGTGTTTTTAAGCGTAAACACACCCGTATTTACAGCATTCTGTAAATTGTTGCGTGATACGCATTGATTATTTGTTATACCTGCCCAACTCATTACGCTTCGTATTTTTGGAGTTTAACTTTTAGTTCAGCCACTTCTTTCTTTAATATATCCACCTCATCTTCAATGATTGCAAT